GCACCTTGGTCGTTCAGTAAGATAAAAGCATTCGAGCAATGCCCTAAGAAGTTTTACCACTTGAAGATTGCCAAAGATTATTCCGAGCCTGAGACGGAAGCCATGTATTACGGCACCGCATTTCATGAGGCAGCGGAGGAGTATATACGAGACGGTACCCCCCTACCCCCACAGTTCGACTACGCCAAGGCCGGGTTGGACGCACTTAACGCTAAACGTGGTAAGAAGTTATGTGAATATAAGTTGGGGTTGACTGAGAACCTTGACCCCTGCGACTTCTTTGCAGATAACGTATGGTTTCGCGGTATTGCAGACTTGGTAATACTTGACGAAGAAGCCGAAACCGCTTGGGTGGTAGATTACAAGACAGGTAAGAACGCTCGCTACGCTGACAAAGGGCAGCTTGAGCTGATGGCACTAGCAGCATTCAAACATTTCCCCAACATCAAAGAGGTACGGGGTGGGCTGATGTTTGTTGTGTCAAACGAGTTAATAAAAGACACCTACACTCTGGCGGGCCAAGGGGAGTTGTGGGGCAAATGGTTAGGCGACTACACCGTTATGGAGTCAGCCTTTGAGAATGGTACGTGGAACGCTAACCCCAGCGGGTTATGCCGAGCACACTGCGTGGTGCTTGAATGTCCGCACAATGGGAGAAGTTAAATGCCTTACAGAAATAAGTCAGACAGAAAGAAACAAAGAAACAAACCAGTCGATAGCCCAGAGTTCAAACGTCGGATGGAACGGCAACGTGCCCGACGTGCAATGGACAAGAAAGGCAAAGATGCAAACAAGAACGGCAAAGCGGACAAGCGAGAAGGCAAGGACGTTAGCCATAACAAGCCATTGGCGAGAGGTGGTAGCAACAAAGACGGTGTGAAGGTAGAGAGTTCTAGCAAGAACCGTAGCCGTAACCTCAAGAAAAGACCAGTTTCGAGGCAGAAGAAGCCTACCAGACGCTGAACCTGATGCGTCTTTAAACCACGTACGAAGCACCCTCCAGTTGCCAAGTACAAAAATCAGGCCAGTTCAAGGGTGCAATTACCCTTCATAGCAGACCTAGCCCCATCTGTGGACGAAGCGGGGCTTCAGGAGGATACATGGAAATTATAGACAACAAAGCGTTGCTTTTGCGACTGCGTAATCCGCATAAAGTGACGACAGTTATACCCAAAAGTAAACAACTACAAGACAACAAAGTAGTGGTTAAGTGGGGTGTAGAAGAGGCGCAGGTACTCAAAAACTTAAACATAAAAGTGCCATCGCCCATCGAAGGTAAGTATCAATGGACGGGTAAGTACACCCCTTTTGAACACCAAAAGACTACCGCATCTTTTCTTACACTGAACAAGCGTGCGTTTTGTTTCAATGAGCAAGGCACCGGTAAAACTGCCAGTGCTATATGGGCAGCGGATTACCTGATGAAAGAAGGTTACGTTAACCGTGCCCTTGTGATATGCCCTCTGTCTATCATGGATTCAGCATGGAAAGCGGACTTATTCACCTTCGCCATGCACCGGACTGTGGACGTAGCTTATGGCCCAGCAGCAAAACGTAAAGACATCGTAAACAACGGTGCAGACTTCGTGATAATAAATTATGACGGCGTGGAGATTGTGTCCGACGCCATAGCCGACGGTGGGTTTGATTTAATCATCGTTGATGAAGCCACTCACTACAAGAACGCACAAACAAAACGTTGGAAGACGTTGAATAAACTGGTAACCCCAGACAAATGGTTATGGATGATGACGGGTACTCCCGCAGCCCAAAGCCCACTTGATGCGTACGGTATAGCCAAACTTGTTAATCCGTCAGCGGTGCCTAGGTTCTTCGGTTCTTTCCGTGATCGTGTGATGAATAAGATAACTAATTTTCGTTGGATACCCAAAGATGACGCAACCGATACGGTGTACAGGGTTTTGCAACCCGCCATCCGGTTCACTAAAGATGAGTGTTTAGACCTACCTCCGATGGTATACACCAAACGTGAAGTAGAGATGACCCGCCAACAGATTAAGTATTACAAAATGTTGAAGGATCGTATGGTTATGGATGCCGCAGGGGAGCAGGTCACTGCCGCCAATGCAGCGGTTAACATGAACAAGTTACTGCAAATATCTTGCGGTGCTGTCTACACCGACAAGGGTGAGTCACTAGAGTTCGACATCAAACATCGGTACAAGGTTCTACGTGAGGTCATCGACGAGTCCAGCAAGAAGGTGTTGATCTTCGTGCCTTTCAAGCACGTTATTGACATGTTAGTGGAGAAGCTGGCTAGTGACGGTATCACCGCAGAAATAATCAGGGGCGATGTGTCTGCACCCAAACGCACGGAAATATTTAAACGGTTTCAAACTGCGGAAGACCCCAAAGTTTTGGTTATCCAACCCCAAGCAGCAGCGCATGGTGTGACCCTGACAGCGGCGAATACGGTGGTATGGTGGGGGCCAACCAGTTCACTAGAAACGTACGCCCAAGCCAACGCACGGGTGCACAGATCGGGGCAAGACCACAAGTGTACCGTAGTCCAACTGCAAGGGTCTGCCATAGAAAAACACGTATATCGAATGCTTGATAACAAAATCAATATACATACAAAAATTATCGATCTTTACAACGAAATCCTTGCGTAATAAATCTAAGTACACTATATTCGACAGTTCGATAAGTGAAGGAGATCGAAATGAGTGAAGGTAGTACCCTATCCTTGGAGAAGCTAACTAAAGTTTATCTGAAGATAACTGCCAAGCGCACTGAATTGAAGAAAGCGTTCGATGAAGAATACGGTGCTTTGACAGATGAGCGTGATCGGATTAAGCAAGCACTGCTTGAACACTGCAAAGAACATAACGTGGACAGTGTTAGAACATCAGAAGGTTTGTTTTATCGGTCGGTCAAACAGAGTTATTGGACAAGCGACTGGGAGTCCATGTACGCGTTCATCCTTGAAAACGAGGTGCCAGAGTTCTTTGACAAACGACTTAACCAAAAGAACGTGCGCGAATATTTAGAAGAAAACCCCGACAAACTACCGAAAGGTCTGAACTCGGATTCAACATACACTATCTCTGTCAGGAGAAACAAAAAATGAGTAGCCCCTTTGTCCCTATCGCAGATGTTGCAGAACATTTCAGGGTAAACCAAGCCACCGTACGTGGCTGGCTAAAAGCAGGGATTATCCCTAAAAGCACTTATATACATATTGGTTCGACCTATAGGTTCAACCTAGCTGCCATCACTGAGGCGTTAACTGCGTCACAAAGTGAAGGAAGCGACCCCGCTACATGGAGTGATGTAAGCGGTGATGAAGAACCCGTCCCACAACTAGAAACTGACGAAGACTATTGATGGGTGAAACAGTGAAAAGAATTAGTGTACGCAACCGCCGGTTCGAGGGTCTGCCAGAAATAGCAGAAGATTCTGTAAATGTCATCGTAGTTGGTATAGCCTATATGTCCCGTATTTTTTACGCGGATGCTTATGACCCTAACAAGGTTGCTTTACCTACTTGTTGGTCTTCAGATACAGATACACCTGCTACCGATGTTCCAGCAGAACAAAGACAAGCGGGGCGTTGCTTAGATTGTGTCAACAATATAAAGGGGTCAGGGCGAGGGCAAAGCCGTGCATGTAAGTTTGTGCAACGGTTAGCCGTAGTTACGGAAGATGATCTGGAAACAGTTTATCAACTACAACTATCTTCGGCTTCTATATTTGGGGACGCGATTGGGGTGAACATGCCATTACAAGCCTATGCTAGATACTTGGAGGCACAAAACACCCCGATAGTCGCTGTAATAACTAAGGTCTTTTTTGATCCTAGTAGCGACATACCAAAACTCTTCTTCAGACCTATGCGTCCATTAGAAGAGCAGGAGTACGAAGCCGTACAGAGAATGATGAAACACCCAGATACTACGAAAGCAATTACTTTGAACGTAGTGCCAGTGGAGGACGCGGGTGCATCGCCATTTTCAGAGGAAGACGGTTTTATTTTTAATGACTAAATGTTTGGAGAAACATACATGAACTATAAGATAGCAGGTGTAGAGGCACTTTACCCACGTATCAATAAGACATACAAGTTTGACAGCAGTGAGAACCGTAGCGT